AATTGGTTATTCGGAGATTGGGGATTGGAGATTAGGGATTCGACGATCCCAATCCCTAATCACTATTCACTAATCCCTAACCCGCCACATTACTCTTATGCAATGGCCGGTAATCCACCACGAACACAGAGAGGAAGTGCCGCACCTTCAACCGGCTCTCGTCATTGCTGAACACCGCCGGGCTCAGGTTGTCACCCGCAACGAAAATCTCAGGAGCGATGCCAAACCGCTCGCCCACCACAATACCCGGGGCAATCGCCGGGTCGCACACCGCCGCCCAGTCCGTGGCGTCCGTCCACTCCGGAACGGTCAGCACGTCACCCGGCGCGCCCTGCTGCTGGTTCTCGCTGGTGATGTTGGCGGCATTCTCCAGGGTGGGGTACAGGATTTTCTTACCCGTCAGCTGCAGCGCGCGCGGCACCAGCAGATAGCGCGGATTGATGCCCATCTTCGGGCCAATCCCGGTAAAGCCCAGCGCGTTCTTCACCAGCATCGGCTGGTTGTAGACCGCAGCCGAAACCACTTCCCACTGCGCCGCCGCCAGCGCGGTGGTCAGCAGGTTGGCGTGCCCGCCCGCCGTGGTAACCGCGGTGTTGTTGAACAGCGCCCCGCTGTCCGCCAGGGTCGGACCCACCCCCGCATTGGCGGTGAAGATTGCGGCCACCAGCCCGGAGATATTGCGCAGCCCAGCCGCTGCCAGTTGGCGCGGGTATTCTTTCAGCTTGCGCGTCTCGTCCCGGTCGATCAGTTCCAGCGTCAGCGGAATATATCCGCCGTACTTGGTGAAGCTGCCCACCTCGGGAGAGTCACCAATCGCCAGTTCGGTGTATTCCGCGCCCTCGGCCACTGTGGGGAGCGATCCAACCGTACCGACCAGGATGCCAGTGATATCGTTCAGGCTGGCGCAGTGCTCCACGGTGACGATCTTTTCCCACCAGTTGTAACCGGCCTGGCCCAACTCGGCCCACTTGTTGGCCACCACCTTATTCATGGCATTCTTCACCAGGCCGGTGAAGTCCGCCGTGGTCGCCAGGCGCACGCGGTCCGCCCGGTAACCGCCGTGCAGTTCATCATCCCCGGTCAGCATCAGGTACAGCTCGCGGATGCCCGAAAGCTTCGCCGTCTGCACCCCGGCCTGATCCTTCTCGCGCGGCGCGCCGAACAGGTCATCCACCGCCGCCTGCAGCTTGTCCTCAGATGAGAACATGCCCGAGACCCGCCCCGGCCCCTGGATGACAGACCCAGCCGTAAGCTCTGCCAGCATGGCCCGCTGATCCTCGATCGCCTGGGTCAGTTCCTGCGCTTCGAAGACCTTGCCGCTGAACTGCTTGCGGATGCGCTCCACCACCGGCTGGGGCAGCTTGGCCGCAGCCAGGCCCGACTCCAGCAGGTAGCCGCACATCTGCACGCGGATGGCCCGCGCCTGTTCCGCCTCTTCCGCCAGGCGAGCCTGCTCGCGCTGGACGTTCAAGATGGTTTGTACCGCGGCTAAATCGCCGCTGAGATTCGCCTGCGAAGCAAGCGCCGCCTGCTGTGCAGGCTGTTCCGGCGTCTCGCCGGTTTTTGTGTTGGCATTGGCAGCCATAGAATCTCCTTGGCCTTGCACAGAATTCAGAGCACGGAGGAAGGCCCCACCCCGCGCCGGGTTGAACACCAGATCAACAGACAACACCCGCAGGAGCTTGTCAACCTTGCGCCCTTGCGAAGTGAACACCACATCAGCAGAGAAGCCGACGCGCGGGGCTTTGCCCTCGCTCAACATTTCTTTACCTAACTGCTCAAGCAGCGGCCCGCTGGGGCCCATGGTCCGCAGTTGGCACTTCACCCCCTTACTGGCTGCGTCCCACTCCGGCGAATGCAGCACCCCGGCCAGGTCGCGCACGCTATGCCCCATCCACCCATGATCGACAAAGACCTCTGGCCCATCAAACAGCGCCAGCCCTTCACGCAAGCACTGCTCGGTGAACTCCCAACCGTTCCCGATCCCGGCTGTAATCGCCATCACTTCAAACTTTCCACCCTCGATGACAACCGCTTCACCCGACAGCCTCACCTGATTGGTGACAGACTCTGCCGGCGAGCTGCTGTCCTCTGTCTCTAACGCATTGCCAGACCGTACAGGAATATCTGCCATATTCCCCACCTCCTTTTCTGTCTCGACTTCTTCAAACTCACACCGGCACGCCTCCCGGCAGTAGAGCTTTTTGGAACGGGGAGTAATCCCCGCCGCTTCCCATGTTTCCATAGGGTGAACCTGCCCCGCCGCTTCCTTGCAGCTAGGGCAGTGGTCGGCATCCCCCAACGTCCACTTTTTCATTTTCACGGTTCACCGCCTCGATGCACCTGCACCATAACCCGATCCACCCGCAGGCAAGCCCGCCGCTCATCCAGAACATTCTTCGCGGCCACCATCCGCGCCAACCTCGTTTTCTTCGCGGCCAGCCCCGGAACAATCTTTCCACCGGCCAGGGTTACCTCATTCAGCCAGGCGCGCAAAGAATTAATTTGCTCGCCCAGGCTGCCAATAGCAATTTGCAGCGCCTCTTCTTCGGTCAGGTTGATTTCAGAATTTTCAGAATCCATGGTCCATTCCCTCCAACGGATCTACCCGCGCGGCGACCAGCATAGGCCCGGCCACGCTCCACGCCTGATCATCCAGCACTCCGCACAGCGCCGCCGATAACACCAGGTCATCATGCACCAGGTCACCCGTTGCCGGGTCGCGCGTTCCATCCGGCACGCTCCACTTTAGAGTCTTCGCCGGTCCAGGGATAACCTCATACTGGCAGAAAGATAATTGCTGCGCCAGGCCATCATCGAATGGCGCGTAATCTTTCCACCGCCCGCCGTCCACGATGCCCAAAAAATCCCAACCAAGTTTTGACTTGGTTGAAGAATTGAACACGAACGGCAGCACCCGCCCGGGCAGCGCCTTATCGAGGAACCCGGCCAGGCCAGCGCCTACCCCGGGCGCGTCGATCACCACATACCGCGCCCGCCACAGGTCAGCCAATGCCTTCAACTCCGCATACAGCCGGGCATGCTTGCCCCCGATCCACGCGCGCCGGTCCACTGCCCGATATGTTGGCGCTTTGATCACCGGGTCGCTCAGGGTGGACAGGTCCACCTCGACCACGGTTAGAGCAGTCGAGTCCCGCCCAGGGTTTTGTAGCTCGCCTTCGCCAATCCCATCGCTGGCCGACTCATCTTCTCCTGCCACGTCCACCAGCAGAACATAGGCCTTCCCGGACTCGGGACCAGCCAGACGTTTATGTCCACCCTGCATCAGCGCCAGACGTTCAGCCGGGAACATTCCCCCCTCTGCGTCAATCTCTTCTGAAAAAAACTGCGTGCGGACCATCGGATTATTCCGCCCCAGCTTATTCACTTGCTCCGCTACGAACAGCCCATACTCGGGCACTTCCGCCGCCACATCTTCCGCCGACAGAACAAAGACGCGCCGCTGACCATCACGCCCTTCCGCCGCCCGCGCCGCGCGAAGTTCACGCGCCAGCAGCGTTCGGCTCGTCCACGCCGTTCCCCAAAATATCCGGGTCGCGTTCGTGCTGGCCGCCATCGGAGAAATATCCTTATCGAACTTGGCGGTAATCACATCCTGCGCTTCGTCCACTTCCAGCAGAGTAGAAGCCGTTGCGCCAACGATGTTGGCCTCCGGCGATCCAGACAGGAAGAACACCCGCGCCTGACCAACCCGGTAGATATACCCGCGCTCTTTGTGCCAAAGGGTGCGGGTCAACGAGTTATTCTGCAGCACCCGTTCCAGCCGGCGCATTGCATTCAGGCTTTGCGGCTTCCAGGTGGGGCTGACCTTGATGATCTCCGCGCTCGTCTGAGAAAGCAGCGTCAGCAGGTACGCCTCGATCTGCGCCTGCAGTTCATTCTTCCCTGATTGGCGAGGAAATATCACGACAAAACTCAACCCGCGCCGGTTCACCACCGAGTCCACCACTGCCCGCACTACCTGCACCTGGTACTGCCGCAGCGTGATATTCGATAGCCTATCCGTAAATTTCACCGGGTCGCGCAGCATTGCCTTAATCGACTCCACCAAAGACGCGGAAACCAATCGGCCCCCTATGGTAAAAAGGATTTGATAAATGCCACAATTGCCATGATCGAGGAACCACCCGAAGCCAGCCCGCTCCAGGTCTTGAAGGTTGTTACCCCATCGGCCGACCGCAGCCTGCCCTCGTGATCGTCCGCCACCTTCCGCAGGCTGGCGATATCCTCACGAATGGCGCGAACCTTTTCGCCGTCTAACTCGCTGTGATGCCTGAGCGATTCCTCGATAGCAGCCATCCGAGAGTTCAACTGGTCCGCCAGCCGCCCCAACTGTTCCGCGATCAACTTCGCCTGTCCCTCGTCCAATGCCGCCCTCCAATGCCAACTCCCTCAACGCCCGCGTAAGCGCGAGCCGCACCGCGCCAGCCGGCGCGCGATCAACACTTTCCAAGTTCACTGGTCACCTCCCGTAGCGCCTGGCTGAGCGCGTCCGCCACGTCCGACCCACCCCCATCTAGCAGCTTCTGCGTGCGCAGCAGCCCGGCCAGCCGGGTAGAGGCAGACCCAAGAGAACCAAGCAGCATCGACCATTCTTCCAACCCGGCGCATTCCTCGGCGCGTTCGAACACCCGCCGGATGATGACGCGCATCATCGAGATTTCATCCGTCAGGTGGATATCCCCGGCGACCTCTTCCAGGTCCGCCGCCTCATTTGGCCTAAACCCAGGGGAATAAAAACCGTGCTTTAGTGCGTTCTTATTGCCCGGCTGCCCGCCGCGCTTCCGAATACCCGCCATACACCCAGCCCTGAAAAGTAGAATAAACGTTCACTCATTAGATTGTACGTCAAACATCAAACTAATTCAATCGTTTTAGAATTGAATTTACAGATATAAAAACGCTCCCCCGGTCAAGGGAACCGGGGGAGCTTCGCCGGTCAGGGGAACCAGCAGCTATTGGCTGACCAAAACCTTCTCTTGCTCTTTTGACATCCGCGTCTCCGCCATCCGTCGGATCAAAGCCAGCGTCGCCCCGCAGTCGCCCAGCGCGGAATGGTCCCCGCCTTCCAGCTTCTGCCAGCGAAACGAACGATGGTAATCGTTCCACTCCCCCACATATTCCGCGTACCGCTCCATGGCGCAGTGCCACCCCAACGCATGAAGCTCCGTCAGGCCAAACTGCTCGCACGTCTGGCGCAGCAGCCGCCGGTCGAACGCCACGTTATACGTCACCACCACCTTACCCGACAGGTGCAGCAGCAGGTCAGGGTACATGGCCCGATCAAAGAACGGCAGGCCAGCCACTATCTCATTCGTGATGTGGTGCACAGCCTCCGCCTCCGCAGGGATCGGAAGCACCGGCCTGCAGGTCAGGTCAAACAATACATTCCCGTCCACGTCGACCGCCGCCGCCTGAATGACTTCCGCCTCCCGGCCCAGGCCTGTCGTCTCCGTGTCCAGAATAACCACCTGATCCCCCATCCCCATTACCGACCGCGCCCATTCAATTGCCCGGTCGCGCATATCCGCTAAGAAATCTTCCTGCTTGAAATTCATTGCTTATTCCCTTTCCGGTTATCCCCGGTCCAAACGATTATGATTTAGATAGACTCTCTTGGTGACAATGAGCAGCTGCGCGCCGGCGCCAGGTGACACCATCACCGCTTCGCATGATCCGGGCAGAGCCACCCCTTCATCACCCGGTCATACTTCCAACCCTTCTCACGCCAGGCAATAATGCCCACCTTCCACGATGTAGCTTGCATTTTGTCAACCTTCCCGCAGCGATAACACCGCACCCGAACGGTCACCCATCCGCCCATTCCCCGCCCCTTTCACTCGAACATTCCCCATGAAAGCGCAGATCGTGACCGAACGGCTCAGCGCAGGTCGAGAGCAGCACCCGCTCCCCGCCTGCTGCCCAGCCGTAAATCACCCACTTGATTGGGCGCTGCTCCGCCAGGCATTCATCACACACCACCGCGATCGCCCCATCACAAGGCAGCCCGCAGACATAACAGCCCCAACCCTTCCCCGGCACCGGCCCTTTCACCGGAATCGATATCAGGTTCCTCGGTTTATTCTCGCGCTCGCAGCAGCAGCACGAACCAAAATCAATCTCAGGAAAATCAACCTCCATGCCAGACTCCTTCAATGCTCAATGAAATCCGCATATTCACCGGTGATATACCGCCGCCTGCACTCCGAGCACTCGCACCCTCGCGGATGCTTCACAACCGCCATGTCATGGCGCGGCATCGGGTCATGGTCGCGAATCTTCCGCACCAGCAGCCCCACCGTATCGCTCTTGCGCAGCGTACCCGCCAGCGCCCCAACATACTCCGGCGTCACATAATCCAGCGCCGCCAGTTCCTCAGCCACCCGGCCCTTGATCCCCACCTGTCGCAGTATCGCCAGGTTCCGCTTCACCCGCGAGTCAAATTTTGACTCGCGCGAGTCAAAATTTGACTCGCGGGTGAAGCGGAACCTGGCGATACTGCGACAGGTGGGGATCAAGGGCCGGGTGGCTGAGGAACTGGCGGCGCTGGATTATGTGACGCCGGAGTATGTTGGGGCGCTGGCGGGTACGCTGCGCAAGAGCGATACGGTGGGGCTGCTGGTGCGGAAGATTCGCGACCATGACCCGATGCCGCGCCATGACATGGCGGTTGTGAAGCATCCGCGAGGGTGCGAGTGCTCGGAGTGCAGGCGGCGGTATATCACCGGTGAATATGCGGATTTCATTGAGCATTGAAGGAGTCTGGCATGGAGGTTGATTTTCCTGAGATTGATTTTGGTTCGTGCTGCTGCTGCGAGCGCGAGAATAAACCGAGGAACCTGATATCGATTCCGGTGAAAGGGCCGGTGCCGGGGAAGGGTTGGGGCTGTTATGTCTGCGGGCTGCCTTGTGATGGGGCGATCGCGGTGGTGTGTGATGAATGCCTGGCGGAGCAGCGCCCAATCAAGTGGGTGATTTACGGCTGGGCAGCAGGCGGGGAGCGGGTGCTGCTCTCGACCTGCGCTGAGCCGTTCGGTCACGATCTGCGCTTTCATGGGGAATGTTCGAGTGAAAGGGGCGGGGAATGGGCGGATGGGTGACCGTTCGGGTGCGGTGTTATCGCTGCGGGAAGGTTGACAAAATGCAAGCTACATCGTGGAAGGTGGGCATTATTGCCTGGCGTGAGAAGGGTTGGAAGTATGACCGGGTGATGAAGGGGTGGCTCTGCCCGGATCATGCGAAGCGGTGATGGTGTCACCTGGCGCCGGCGCGCAGCTGCTCATTGTCACCAAGAGAGTCTATCTAAATCATAATCGTTTGGACCGGGGATAACCGGAAAGGGAATAAGCAATGAATTTCAAGCAGGAAGATTTCTTAGCGGATATGCGCGACCGGGCAATTGAATGGGCGCGGTCGGTAATGGGGATGGGGGATCAGGTGGTTATTCTGGACACGGAGACGACAGGCCTGGGCCGGGAGGCGGAAGTCATTCAGGCGGCGGCGGTCGACGTGGACGGGAATGTATTGTTTGACCTGACCTGCAGGCCGGTGCTTCCGATCCCTGCGGAGGCGGAGGCTGTGCACCACATCACGAATGAGATAGTGGCTGGCCTGCCGTTCTTTGATCGGGCCATGTACCCTGACCTGCTGCTGCACCTGTCGGGTAAGGTGGTGGTGACGTATAACGTGGCGTTCGACCGGCGGCTGCTGCGCCAGACGTGCGAGCAGTTTGGCCTGACGGAGCTTCATGCGTTGGGGTGGCACTGCGCCATGGAGCGGTACGCGGAATATGTGGGGGAGTGGAACGATTACCATCGTTCGTTTCGCTGGCAGAAGCTGGAAGGCGGGGACCATTCCGCGCTGGGCGACTGCGGGGCGACGCTGGCTTTGATCCGACGGATGGCGGAGACGCGGATGTCAAAAGAGCAAGAGAAGGTTTTGGTCAGCCAATAGCTGCTGGTTCCCCTGACCGGCGAAGCTCCCCCGGTTCCCTTGACCGGGGGAGCGTTTTTATATCTGTAAATTCAATTCTAAAACGATTGAATTAGTTTGATGTTTGACGTACAATCTAATGAGTGAACGTTTATTCTACTTTTCAGGGCTGGGTGTATGGCGGGTATTCGGAAGCGCGGCGGGCAGCCGGGCAATAAGAACGCACTAAAGCACGGTTTTTATTCCCCTGGGTTTAGGCCAAATGAGGCGGCGGACCTGGAAGAGGTCGCCGGGGATATCCACCTGACGGATGAAATCTCGATGATGCGCGTCATCATCCGGCGGGTGTTCGAACGCGCCGAGGAATGCGCCGGGTTGGAAGAATGGTCGATGCTGCTTGGTTCTCTTGGGTCTGCCTCTACCCGGCTGGCCGGGCTGCTGCGCACGCAGAAGCTGCTAGATGGGGGTGGGTCGGACGTGGCGGACGCGCTCAGCCAGGCGCTACGGGAGGTGACCAGTGAACTTGGAAAGTGTTGATCGCGCGCCGGCTGGCGCGGTGCGGCTCGCGCTTACGCGGGCGTTGAGGGAGTTGGCATTGGAGGGCGGCATTGGACGAGGGACAGGCGAAGTTGATCGCGGAACAGTTGGGGCGGCTGGCGGACCAGTTGAACTCTCGGATGGCTGCTATCGAGGAATCGCTCAGGCATCACAGCGAGTTAGACGGCGAAAAGGTTCGCGCCATTCGTGAGGATATCGCCAGCCTGCGGAAGGTGGCGGACGATCACGAGGGCAGGCTGCGGTCGGCCGATGGGGTAACAACCTTCAAGACCTGGAGCGGGCTGGCTTCGGGTGGTTCCTCGATCATGGCAATTGTGGCATTTATCAAATCCTTTTTACCATAGGGGGCCGATTGGTTTCCGCGTCTTTGGTGGAGTCGATTAAGGCAATGCTGCGCGACCCGGTGAAATTTACGGATAGGCTATCGAATATCACGCTGCGGCAGTACCAGGTGCAGGTAGTGCGGGCAGTGGTGGACTCGGTGGTGAACCGGCGCGGGTTGAGTTTTGTCGTGATATTTCCTCGCCAATCAGGGAAGAATGAACTGCAGGCGCAGATCGAGGCGTACCTGCTGACGCTGCTTTCTCAGACGAGCGCGGAGATCATCAAGGTCAGCCCCACCTGGAAGCCGCAAAGCCTGAATGCAATGCGCCGGCTGGAACGGGTGCTGCAGAATAACTCGTTGACCCGCACCCTTTGGCACAAAGAGCGCGGGTATATCTACCGGGTTGGTCAGGCGCGGGTGTTCTTCCTGTCTGGATCGCCGGAGGCCAACATCGTTGGCGCAACGGCTTCTACTCTGCTGGAAGTGGACGAAGCGCAGGATGTGATTACCGCCAAGTTCGATAAGGATATTTCTCCGATGGCGGCCAGCACGAACGCGACCCGGATATTTTGGGGAACGGCGTGGACGAGCCGAACGCTGCTGGCGCGTGAACTTCGCGCGGCGCGGGCGGCGGAAGGGCGTGATGGTCAGCGGCGCGTCTTTGTTCTGTCGGCGGAAGATGTGGCGGCGGAAGTGCCCGAGTATGGGCTGTTCGTAGCGGAGCAAGTGAATAAGCTGGGGCGGAATAATCCGATGGTCCGCACGCAGTTTTTTTCAGAAGAGATTGACGCAGAGGGGGGAATGTTCCCGGCTGAACGTCTGGCGCTGATGCAGGGTGGACATAAACGTCTGGCTGGTCCCGAGTCCGGGAAGGCCTATGTTCTGCTGGTGGACGTGGCAGGAGAAGATGAGTCGGCCAGCGATGGGATTGGCGAAGGCGAGCTACAAAACCCTGGGCGGGACTCGACTGCTCTAACCGTGGTCGAGGTGGACCTGTCCACCCTGAGCGACCCGGTGATCAAAGCGCCAACATATCGGGCAGTGGACCGGCGCGCGTGGATCGGGGGCAAGCATGCCCGGCTGTATGCGGAGTTGAAGGCATTGGCTGACCTGTGGCGGGCGCGGTATGTGGTGATCGACGCGCCCGGGGTAGGCGCTGGCCTGGCCGGGTTCCTCGATAAGGCGCTGCCCGGGCGGGTGCTGCCGTTCGTGTTCAATTCTTCAACCAAGTCAAAACTTGGTTGGGATTTTTTGGGCATCGTGGACGGCGGGCGGTGGAAAGATTACGCGCCATTCGATGATGGCCTGGCGCAGCAATTATCTTTCTGCCAGTATGAGGTTATCCCTGGACCGGCGAAGACTCTAAAGTGGAGCGTGCCGGATGGAACGCGCGACCCGGCAACGGGTGACCTGGTGCATGATGACCTGGTGTTATCGGCGGCGCTGTGCGGAGTGCTGGATGATCAGGCGTGGAGCGTGGCCGGGCCTATGCTGGTCGCCGCGCGGGTAGATCCGTTGGAGGGAATGGACCATGGATTCTGAAAATTCTGAAATCAACCTGACCGAAGAAGAGGCGCTGCAAATTGCTATTGGCAGCCTGGGCGAGCAAATTAATTCTTTGCGCGCCTGGCTGAATGAGGTAACCCTGGCCGGTGGAAAGATTGTTCCGGGGCTGGCCGCGAAGAAAACGAGGTTGGCGCGGATGGTGGCCGCGAAGAATGTTCTGGATGAGCGGCGGGCTTGCCTGCGGGTGGATCGGGTTATGGTGCAGGTGCATCGAGGCGGTGAACCGTGAAAATGAAAAAGTGGACGTTGGGGGATGCCGACCACTGCCCTAGCTGCAAGGAAGCGGCGGGGCAGGTTCACCCTATGGAAACATGGGAAGCGGCGGGGATTACTCCCCGTTCCAAAAAGCTCTACTGCCGGGAGGCGTGCCGGTGTGAGTTTGAAGAAGTCGAGACAGAAAAGGAGGTGGGGAATATGGCAGATATTCCTGTACGGTCTGGCAATGCGTTAGAGACAGAGGACAGCAGCTCGCCGGCAGAGTCTGTCACCAATCAGGTGAGGCTGTCGGGTGAAGCGGTTGTCATCGAGGGTGGAAAGTTTGAAGTGATGGCGATTACAGCCGGGATCGGGAACGGTTGGGAGTTCACCGAGCAGTGCTTGCGTGAAGGGCTGGCGCTGTTTGATGGGCCAGAGGTCTTTGTCGATCATGGGTGGATGGGGCATAGCGTGCGCGACCTGGCCGGGGTGCTGCATTCGCCGGAGTGGGACGCAGCCAGTAAGGGGGTGAAGTGCCAACTGCGGACCATGGGCCCCAGCGGGCCGCTGCTTGAGCAGTTAGGTAAAGAAATGTTGAGCGAGGGCAAAGCCCCGCGCGTCGGCTTCTCTGCTGATGTGGTGTTCACTTCGCAAGGGCGCAAGGTTGACAAGCTCCTGCGGGTGTTGTCTGTTGATCTGGTGTTCAACCCGGCGCGGGGTGGGGCCTTCCTCCGTGCTCTGAATTCTGTGCAAGGCCAAGGAGATTCTATGGCTGCCAATGCCAACACAAAAACCGGCGAGACGCCGGAACAGCCTGCACAGCAGGCGGCGCTTGCTTCGCAGGCGAATCTCAGCGGCGATTTAGCCGCGGTACAAACCATCTTGAACGTCCAGCGCGAGCAGGCTCGCCTGGCGGAAGAGGCGGAACAGGCGCGGGCCATCCGCGTGCAGATGTGCGGCTACCTGCTGGAGTCGGGCCTGGCTGCGGCCAAGCTGCCCCAGCCGGTGGTGGAGCGCATCCGCAAGCAGTTCAGCGGCAAGGTCTTCGAAGCGCAGGAACTGACCCAGGCGATCGAGGATCAGCGGGCCATGCTGGCAGAGCTTACGGCTGGGTCTGTCATCCAGGGGCCGGGGCGGGTCTCGGGCATGTTCTCATCTGAGGACAAGCTGCAGGCGGCGGTGGATGACCTGTTCGGCGCGCCGCGCGAGAAGGATCAGGCCGGGGTGCAGACGGCGAAGCTTTCGGGCATCCGCGAGCTGTACCTGATGCTGACCGGGGATGATGAACTGCACGGCGGTTACCGGGCGGACCGCGTGCGCCTGGCGACCACGGCGGACTTCACCGGCCTGGTGAAGAATGCCATGAATAAGGTGGTGGCCAACAAGTGGGCCGAGTTGGGCCAGGCCGGTTACAACTGGTGGGAAAAGATCGTCACCGTGGAGCACTGCGCCAGCCTGAACGATATCACTGGCATCCTGGTCGGTACGGTTGGATCGCTCCCCACAGTGGCCGAGGGCGCGGAATACACCGAACTGGCGATTGGTGACTCTCCCGAGGTGGGCAGCTTCACCAAGTACGGCGGATATATTCCGCTGACGCTGGAACTGATCGACCGGGACGAGACGCGCAAGCTGAAAGAATACCCGCGCCAACTGGCAGCGGCTGGGCTGCGCAATATCTCCGGGCTGGTGGCCGCAATCTTCACCGCCAATGCGGGGGTGGGTCCGACCCTGGCGGACAGCGGGGCGCTGTTCAACAACACCGCGGTTACCACGGCGGGCGGGCACGCCAACCTGCTGACCACCGCGCTGGCGGCGGCGCAGTGGGAAGTGGTTTCGGCTGCGGTCTACAACCAGCCGATGCTGGTGAAGAACGCGCTGGGCTTTACCGGGATTGGCCCGAAGATGGGCATCAATCCGCGCTATCTGCTGGTGCCGCGCGCGCTGCAGCTGACGGGTAAGAAAATCCTGTACCCCACCCTGGAGAATGCCGCCAACATCACCAGCGAGAACCAGCAGCAGGGCGCGCCGGGTGACGTGCTGACCGTTCCGGAGTGGACGGACGCCACGGACTGGGCGGCGGTGTGCGACCCGGCGATTGCCCCGGGTATTGTGGTGGGCGAGCGGTTTGGCATCGCTCCTGAGATTTTCGTTGCGGGTGACAACCTGAGCCCGGCGGTGTTCAGCAATGACGAGAGCCGGTTGAAGGTGCGGCACTTCCTCTCTGTGTTCGTGGTGGATTACCGGCCATTGCATAAGAGTAATGTGGCGGGTTAGGGATTAGTGAATAGTGATTAGGGATTGGGATCGTCGAATCCCTAATCTCCAATCCCCAATCTCCGAATAACCAATT